ACAGCTCGTCCTGCACGCGCCACCAGCCGTCGTAGTCACCGGCAATCGACAGGCGGCTACAGCGGGCCGACGCCCACCGGTGACGGGTCAGAAGGTCGGCGACCTCCACGTTGATCGCAGTCACCGGGGTGCCGTTGATGACCGTCGACTCGCCGAAACGCAGGCCGGCGACCAGGTGCTCGATGCGGTGCTGCTCGGCGACCACAGGGGCGGACGGGGTCGGGGTCGGGGTGCTCATGCCGTCACCGCCGACCGCACGTTGCGGAGACCGCGGACGGTGATGCGGAGGATCGTGCCCGGACGGGTCGCCCAGAACCTCTCGGCGCGCTCACGCTTCCGGCCGGCGTTCCGGTAGGCGACGGCCAGACGGTGGTAGCTGTCCCGCTGCGCCTTCATCTCGGCGATCTCGTCGTCCGAGATCTCGCCGGCGAACCCGCCGACGAAGCCACGGACGGACAGCTGCACCGACAGGGACCGGGAAGCGGTCTCGTAGTAGCGCATCGCCGCGTAGTGGGAGCGGGAGGTGGGGGTGGTGCGGTCGGTGCGCACGGGCGCATCGATAAGATCTGTCGTAGCCACAGGGTCTCCTTGATAGAACCTGGTGGTTAGGCCCTGGCCAGGGAGTGGAGTCCCTGAGCTGGGGCCGTCTTCGTTTGTGGGTGCCGGTGGAGCGGCACAGGTGTCCCCTTCGAACCGGTGGAGCGGTCCGAGTGGCACTCCACTAACGTAGCGCCATCTCTAGACCGTGGCAATCCACTGTGGGACTCTTTCTCCATGCCAGCCGGAATCCACCTCAAGAAGGCCCGCACGTACCGCCCCGACAGCCCGGAGCTGTACGACCGGGCGAAGTCGGCCGTGTCCGAGGTCGGCTCCAACATGAACGACCACATCAACGGGTTCCTGCGCTGGCTTACGCACGAGACAGACGAGCTGCCCGAGCGCCCGCCGGCCGCCAAGCCCGACAGTGCCGAGTAGGCGCGGGCAGTACTCGCATCCAGGGGGAATCTCATGCCGCCGAGTCAACGCGCGCGCGGGCACTCAAGCCATGAAGTCCCCGTGCAGCCCCATGCAGTGATCATGCAGCGGGCGTGCAGGCACCCTGCAGTTTCGCCGCAGCAGCCCCCACGGAAGCGGCCAAGGAGCCGATAGTGGACGTCACCCAGTGGACCGGACGACACGCGTGCTGGCTTCAGGACGCATTCGAGGACTCGCAGGAGGAATTCGCTGCGCGCCTCGGAGTCTCCGTCCGCAGCGTCGCCTCATGGCATAAGACGCCGGACATGGTCCCGAAGTTGGAAACCCGCCGAATGCTCAACACGGCCTATTACGGGAAGGCAGGTGATGCGGTGCGCAAGCGGTTCATCCATTACGCCCGCACCCACGCCCAGCAAATGCAGGCTCAGGCGCTACGGGTGGCCATCGCGGTAGTCCGCCGCGAAGGTGACGTGCTCCTCGTCTGCAGGCAGGACGGCAGCGACATGACCTGGCAGTTCCCGGCGGGCATCGTGAAGCCGGGCGGTTCGGCCACGAAGGTTGCGGTCCGGGAGACGCTGGACGAGACGGGCGTGCACTGCATGATCCGCGAGCACCTGGGTGAACGACTGCATCCCGTGACGCGCGCTTACTGCGATTACTTTCTCTGCGATTTCGTGCACGGCGAGGCGGTCAACGGAGATTCCTCCGAAAACGTCGCCGTGGCGTGGGCTCCGATAACGGAACTCGCCCGCTACATCCCCGAAGACCGCATCTACCCGCCGATCCTGGAAGCCTTGGAGGCCACCGTATGACCGAGACCATCACCGAGAAGCCGGGCATCTCCGCCGCGATCATCGTCCAGGACGGACGTGTGCTGATGGTGCGGCGCCGGATCTCCGAGGGCGAGCTGATGTGGCAGTTCCCCGCGGGGGGCATCGAGCCGGGCGAGGTCGCCGAGGACGCCGCGGTGCGCGAGACGGCCGAAGAGACGGGCCTGACGGTGAAGGCGATCAGGCTGCTCGGCGAACGCGTCCACCCGAAGACCGGCCGGCTGATGTCGTACACGGCGTGCGAGCCGATCTCGGGCGAGGCGCACGTCGCGGACGACGACGAGCTCGACGCGATCACGTGGGCCGCCCACTCCGAACTCCCCGGCCTTGTCCCATACGGCCTGTTCGGACCGGTGCAGGAGTACCTCGACGAGGTCTTGCCGCACTGACGTGTGGCCCGGCTCTCACTCGATGGAGGGTCTGGCACGCACCTCGTACCGATGAGTGAATGAGACCAGCCCAGAAACAGCGAACGGCCCGGCGCGTCAGCACCGGGCCGGATCGAACCGGCGAGCTGCGAACTCGCCGATCAACAAGCTCGCCTCGTCAAAAGGAGCTCCCATGCAGGGTACTGCCTTAGCGCCCGCGGCACGATGCACAATCACCGCCGCCCGCCTGTTGGATGCACCACTCGACGACCTGCTCCTCGAGCTGGACGTCAAGCTCCACCTGTCGCAGATCACCGACCCGGGGTTCATCGGCGCCCTGGTACAGCTGCCGGACGGGACCCTGGTCTTGTCGATGCCGCCGGGCCGGCCGCGCCTGGAACGGGATACGGTCGCGCGGGCGATGCTCGGGCAGGTGATCGGCGTACCGCTCGGACCGCTGCCGGAGATGTATGAGCTGACCGAGGTCTGACCGCGCACAGAAGCGCCCCCGACTCCACCACGGAGTCGGGGGCGCTGTGCTGTCAGTCGTCGGGGTCGCGTTCCGGCTGCCCGCTGCTGTCGCTGGCAGGCTGCTCGCCAGTCGCCTTGATCCGGTCGTCGATGACGATCGCGACCGGGTCGCCGCCAGTGCCGCTGTGCGGGTCCTTCGCGACGGCCTTCACCGTCTTGGCGATGCGCCCGTACACGTGCTGGGCGATGGCCGCGGTACCCGGGTCGGCGTCTGCGGCCTGGTGGACGGCCTGGAGGCTGGTGAGGGCGGCGACGAGGGACGGCCCGGAGACCTGCACCTTGACGATGCCGTCTTTCTCCTCGACGCCGCCGGGGATGTGGAAGTGCCGGTCTTGGCCTGCGTGTTCGACGAGGAATGCCCACGTGTCGCGGTGGACGCGGAGTTCGGCGGCGGAGATGCCGGCTGCGGCGAGGAGAAGTTTCGGGTGCTTGTCTTCCTTGCCCTCTTCCGCGTCCTCGCCGGGCTGCTGCTCCACCGCGGCGTCCGGCTCGGCCGGCCGTTCTTCGCCGTATCGCTGGGTGTTGGCGCGGACGGTGGCGAGGTCGGCGCTGAACGCGGACAGCTGGCTGATGAGCATCTCCCGGTTCTCGCCGAGCGCCCGGCGGACAACTTCCCGGGTGTCGTTGAGGTGGTCGCGGGCCACGGTTTCGGTGCGGTCGATGGCGTGCTGCTGGCCGTCGACCTGCTGCCGTAGCGCGCGAAGTTCCGCCAGCGCCTGTGTGAGCTGGTCGCTGATCCCTTGTAGCTGCTGGCTGTGGTCCTTGCCGAACATCCAGGCCCCCCTTGTCGTCGGCTGACCTGGTCAGGGTGGGGGTGGGACATGACGGGGGCAAGGTCGCGAACCGGACAGTTGCGCGTTAAAGCGCCCCCGTGCCGGATCCCGGCCGGGGGCGTCGTCGTATCACGGCTGCTCCTCGACCTGGTCGTCGGGTATGACGCGGACTTGGATGTGGCAGACGAGGCACTGGCAGAACCGGTTGCCCGGTTGTGTACGCCCGCTGCATTCCTCGTGTCGTTCGTCGGAGCATGCGCGGGTGAGTGGCCCCATGCGCCCGCCGGTGAGGAGGGCGTGGTGCGCACGCCATTCCTCGGAGGTCCAGATACCGCTCACGGCCGCTCCCCCGCCGCCGCCTCCAGCTCCCCGACCTGCGCCACGACCCGCTCGAGTTTCCCCAGCAGCACCGGGTCGGCGAGTTTGAGCCGGGCCCGGTGCGCGGCGATGAGCAGGCGGACTTGGTCGAGGGCGGCCTGATCGCGGATCAGCGCGGCGCGGGCGGCGTGCTGCTCCCCCGCCTCCTCGCCGGCTTCCCGCAGGTGGTGGTCGGCGAAGAAGATCGCGATCTCCAGCCCGGCCGCCATCCCGTTGTGCGGGGTAACGCGGAGGTGGTCGGGGCGTTGGACGGCGGCCTGGTCGGCGGCCACGGCTTTGGCGTGTTCGGCGGCAAGTTGGGCGCGGAGACGCTGGAGGCGGGCGGCGTCGCCGAGGGTGGCGTCGGCGAGTTCGAGGCGCTGCCGCAGCTGGGCGAGGTGCCGGTCGCGGACGAACAGGACCGTGGCGGCGATCTCGCGGGCGCGGTGGGCGGCTATGGGCTTGGGCAGGTTTTCCATGAGCAGCGGCTGGATGGCGGCGGCGTACTGCTGGCGGAGCCATTCCGGGTCGGTGATCGTGGCGGGCTCGGTCGCTTCGGTCGCTTCCCGCTCATCCCCGAAGCTCTGTGCGCCCGTCTGCGGGCCGAACTCACCCCCGGGTCGCCGCTCGGTGCCAGAAACGGGGTCCTGGGCGCTCTCAGGGGCGTTCAGAGCCGTTCGCGGGGCCGGTTCGGGGTCGAGAGAAGGTGCGGTCACGACTCAACTCCTGGTTCTGTCACGGTTTGTGGCGTTTCTGCGCCCATCCGGAACGCGGCGAGCTCCACGGCCTCCGCGATGGACAGCTCACCGTCCGACTCGGCCCACATCTCGGTGGCCCGGCGGGCGAGTTCATCGGTCAGCGCCTGCTGCTCCGGCGTCATCTGCGGACGGCCCTTGCGGGAGCGGCGGCCGGGTGCGAAGTCGTTCACGCGGCATGCCCCGTCGGCTCGCCCGCGGGGCCCTGTGCGGCTCCAGGAGCCCCCCGGACGTCCCGAGCGCCGCTCCCGGCCTCTGGGACGCCCTGAGGGCAGCCTGTGGCCTCCTGACGCCGTCTCTGCCTCTGCTCGGCCCGGTACGCCCGCTCTCCCGCCCAGCAGTCGTCGCACGGCTCCTCTTCGCGGTACCGGTGCGCGGCGAACCCGGCGTGGTCGCCGTGGCGGCGATTGGGCTCGAGGATTCTCAACTCGCAGGCGATGAACACGGCCTGCGCATTCGTCTTGGCGCCGAGCTTCTTCCGGAGCCGCTCCCCGATCGAGCGGGCGCCGCTCTCGCCGTAGTGCCACTCCTCGGCGATCTGCTGGATCGTGTCGCCCTGGGTCAGCCGGCGCAGGAACTCCGCCTCCCGCTCGCTGAGCGACGGCACAGACGACGGCCCGGTCACGACGGCCTCCGCGCTTCGCGCCGTCCGCCGGCCCCGCGTTTGATCCGCCCGCCTGGGTCGAGGTGGCCGTCGGCGGTGGCGAGCATCCGCACCGCACGGGCCAGGACGGCATGGTCGGACTCGTCGGGGTAGCAGCGGCGCAAGATCTCTTCCGTCGGCAAGTCGACGGAGACCAGCGGGACACGAGCAGGCATCGGTGGTTCCTTCCAGCGGTGCGGGGTGCCGCCCCCACGGCGCAGGGACGGCAGGGGTTCACGGGCGGGTGATGTGCAGCCGTCGGCGTCCGCCGCCCGGCTGCCGGTCGGGGATCACGCAGAATCCGGCGGCCTGCAACTCGAGCCGGTACCGCTCGAGGCCGTCCTCCTCGCCGGGCCCGTCGTGGAAGACGTTGACCTGACGGCGCCCGTCCTGGGCGACGCGGTAGCCGGGGTCCCAGCCGGTGACGGGGTCGTACTCGGACGGCTCGTAGCCGTTGTAGGCCAGCACGGCGTCAACGTCGGCGGCCCGGATGTGGCGCGGCATCAGGCGCGCGCCTCCTTCGACCGGGCTTCGATCGCGGCGAGCTTGGCGGCGACCAGGTCGTCAGGGTTCGTGTCGGCGATGGAGACGAGCGCGACCGCGGCGGTGACCATGACGTCGACGAGTTCGTCGCACACGTCCTGTCGGGTGTGGGTGACGCCCTTGCGCGGATTCTGGCCGGTGTAGCCGATCCACGCCTGCGACACCTCGCCAACTTCCTCGGCGAGCTTCAGCAGCCGCAGACCCTGCTCCTCGCGGGCGTTGCCGTTCTGACGGTTCAGCCAGCCCACGAGCCGGTAGATCGTCTTCCACTGATCGGGTTCGAGCATGGGATTCCTCCAGGGTTCGTGGTGGTGTGGGGTGGCGGCCCGCCCCCGTCGGCGGAGGCGGGCCGGCGGGGTCAGGCGGTCCGGCGGGCTTTCTCATAGCGGGCGCGGGCGGCGATGAACGCTTCATCGCTGCCGCCCCGGTCGGGATGCGCGGCGGCCATCGCGGACTTCAGCTCGGCGAGGTTCGGCTTTCGCGCCTGCTCGATCACGGGCGGCGTCAGGTACAGGTGGAAGTCGGGAGCCCACCAGCCGCCTGCGCCGTGGTTGTAGATCTCGCCGTCGGCTTCGATCTGTTGGCGGTTGACGTAGCCGGTCTCGGTGCGGAGTCCGTCATCGCGGCGCACGTAGTAGATCCGCTTCGGGGTCTTCTTCGTGATCCGGAACCGGACGATGCGGGGCGGCTCGTAGAACCGGGAGTCGTCGTTCACGCTGCTGTCGATGCCGTACAGGAACTCGGCAGGCGCGATGTCGGCCACGGTCACGCCTCCTTGCCGGGCTGGGACACGGCGGCGGGCTGGCAGGTGACGAGCGTTGGATCAGCGCTCATCCGGTCCGTGCGCGGCAGCTCGAACGGCGTCCGACCGCAGCACGGGGTGATGCCGGAGCCGTCCGGCGGGCAGGCGTGGACGGCGTCGGCCTGCGTCTCGGGCTGCTGCACCTCGGCGGCCATGCGGCGCAGTACGTCCCGGGCGGACTCCCAGCCGAGCCCGAGCCCGGTCGCGGTCTTGGCCCGTTCCTCGGGGTCTTCGACGCGGGCGATCGCCTCGGCGAGGATCGCGGCCCGGTCGGCCTGCGGGTCGGTGGTGTCGGTCATGCGGTTTCTCCTTGATCGATGTGATGGACTAGCCGGGCCGACCGCCCCGATACCAGCGGGGCGGTCGGTGCCGGGGGTCACGGGGTGACGAGCTGGCAGGCGCTGCACGGCTCGGGAAGCTCGCGGACGACGTCGCCGTAGCTCTCCGAGGCCGAGTGCTCCGGGTCGACGCCAGAGCCCTTGCAGCGGGCGCACGGGACAGGCCGGATCGTCATGACGTAGGTCGGCAGGACGTCGTCCTCGAAGTGATCCAGCGAGAGCGTGATGCCGCGCAGCGCCAGCCACGCCTCCAGGTACGGCCAGACCGCGGGATGGACCAGGAGCTGGCGGACCTCGTCGGTGGGCTGCTCGCTCATCGCCGCGCCCCAGCGGTCGTGGCGCCCGGCCGCGGCCGGACCTTGCCGTCAAGGTCGACCGGGTGCGCGTGCCGGGTGCCGCTGAACTTGCAGGCGATCACCGGGTCGCTGCCGCAGTCGTCCACGACCTCGGCGTACTGGAGAGTGATCTGGTCCTGGTAGTCGCCGTGGAATGCGGCGGCAATCCACAGACCCTCGTGGCCGGTCTCGGGGCGCAGTTCCACGCTGTCGCCGATGGCGAGGTCGCGGAGGCACTCGCCGTTGTCGAGCTGGACGCTCTCGCTGCGGATGGTGATCGAGCCGATGGGAGTCTCGGCGGCCGGACCCTCCAGCTCGGCGACACGGGTGCGGAGCTTGTCCACCTCGGTCCGCGGCATCCATCCGGCGGCGCGGAGGGCGGCGACGTACCCGCGGCGGTACCTCTCGCAGTCGGGGCAGGCGCGATCACCCGGCTGGTCGCCGCAGTTGCCGCACTGCGCGCCCTCGTTGCTGAGGATCTGGACGGCTTGGTCATCGAGCTGCTGCTCGCTGGCAGGCTTCTGGTCGGTCATCGGGTTCTCCTTGGTCGGTGCTGCTAGGTGGGGTTTCTGCTGGTCAGGCACGCGTCATGCCGCAGGCCGGGGGCCGGACTGGGGCGGGCGGGGAACAACGGGCGGATCAGGCGGCGGTCGCGGACCGCGCGAGGTCTGCTCCGAGCGGGATCGGGCAGGCGTTGCCAACCTGCTGGGCTATGTCGCCGCCGGACCAGGGCCAGTCAGCGGGGAAGCCCTGCAGCACGCCGGCCTCCGCTGCGGTGAGACGCGGGAGTTCGCGGCCGTCCGGGTCGACGAGGCGCAGCCGCGAGATCTTTCCGGTGACGGTGAACGCCGGCTCGGCGCTCGTCCGCCGGCCGCGGTTCTTCGGGTCGCCGCCGGTGCCGTAGTTGGAGATCACGGTGAACGGACCGCGGTGCGGGAGGGCCTCGCCCATGGACACCCACGGCAGCAGTCCTTGGTCGCCGGCTTCCTGCGGGACGTCCTTGCGGTATGGCCGGTGCGTCGGCGCGGGAAGGGTCACGGGGCCGTCGAGGCGGGCGACGAGGACGGCCCGCTTGCGGCTTTGTGGCAGGCCGCGCTGCTCGGCGTGGATGGTGCCGCATTCGACGTGGTAGCCCTCGGCGCGCAGCAGTTCGGCGTAGGCCTGCCAGACGGGCAGCACGGTGGGGACCTGCTCCAGGATGATCGCCCGGTACGGCCGACCCATGTCGGCGGCTTCCAGCGCCCAGCGCAGCGGCTCCAGAACCAGCCCGGTGCGCGGGTCCTTGATCCGGTCGAGGTCGGGTCGCACGTCCTCGCGGGCGGCCATCCGCTTCGCGAGCCCGACCACCAGGTCGAGGGCTCGCCTGCCGTCGCCGCCTCCGGCGACGGAGAACGTCTGACACGGCGGCCCGCCGGTGAGCACGGTGGCCGGAATGTCCGCGGGCCCGTAGCGGGTGACGTCGCCGTGCACGGTGGCCAGACCGGCGGCGACCCGGGTGGCGACCGCGGATCGGTCCAACTCGATGCCGATGCCGGGCAGGCCGGCGCCCCACTCCAGACCACCCGGGCCGGCGAAGAGGTGAACGGCGAAGGGGGCGGTCATGCGGCTTCTCCTTCCTTGTCTGGGGTTGGGGCGCAGTCGTCGCACAGCGGGGGTGTCGGGCCGGACGGGGCGGTGCCGCAGGGCCAGGCGCCCTTGCGGGGGATGTGGTAGCCGGGCGGCTCTTCCTCGACTGCCGCCTCCGGCTCGGGTATTGGCTTGCCGGTGAGGTGCGCGAAGAGGGCGGCGAGGGTTCCCTCTTCGCGGACCGCGGCCAGGTCTCCGGCCTTGAAGTGGCTGGTCAACTGACGGCCATGTCGCAAAAGCGGCTGTAGTGCAGCTGCGCAGCCACGGTGATCTCGGCGGTGGGTCCGGCCCGGTGCTTGGCGACGATCAGGTCGGCCTCGCCGGAGCGGGGCGATTCCTTGTCGTAGGCGTCTTCGCGGTGGACGAGGATGACGAGGTCGGCGTCCTGCTCGAGGGATCCGGACTCGCGGAGGTCGGCGAGCATGGGCCGCTTGTCGGTGCGCTGTTCGGGTCCGCGGTTGAGCTGGCAGAGGACGATGACGGGGACGTCGAGTTCCTTGGCCATGAGCTTGATCTGCCGGCTCATCTCGGAGACTTCCTGCTGCCGGTTTTCGGCGCGGCGTCCGGCGGAGCCGAGGAGCTGCAGGTAGTCGATGACGACGAGGGACAGCCCGGTGTTCTGCTTGATCGCGCGGCAGCGGGACTTGATCTGGGTGACGGTGCGGTTGGGGGTGGCGTCGATGGTCAGCGGCGCCGCGGCGAGCTTCTGGGCCTGGTTGGCGAAGGCGGCCCAGTCTTCGTCGGTCATCATTCCGCCGCGGATCTTGTGGAGTCCGATGCGGGCTTCGGCGGAGATGATGCGGTGCTGGACTTCGCGGCGGGCCATCTCCAGGCTGAAGATCACCGACGGGAAGCGGTAGCGGATGGAGCAGGCGCGGAGGATGTCGACGCCGAGGGTGGACTTTCCGAGCCCAGGCCGCCCCGCAATGATGATCATCTGGCCGCCGTGGAGGCCATGCGTCAGCGCGTCGAGATCCATGAACCCCGTAGGCAGACCGGCCGAGAGACCCTCGGCCTGCAGCTTCTCCAGCTCGACAACCACCGCATCGAGGTCGTCGCCGAGGAGCGCCGAGTCGGCTTCCTCACGGGCCTTCGTCACCGCGTTCAGTTCGGCCTGCGCGGCGTCGGCGGCCTCGTGCGCTTCGCCTTCGCCGTTGTAGCCGATCTCGGTGATGCGGTGGCCGGCTTCGACGATCCGGCGGCGCATGGCACAGTCGCGGACGATCTCGGCGTAGTA